ACAACCGCAAAAAAAGAAGGTGCGTTGCGATACGCGACCACTTCAGTTGATGGAATGTTTACATTTACGGGTGAGGTTTTTAGCCTTACTCAACCTTTGGCTTGGCCACGCTCAGACGCAACGGATAACGAAGATAGGACAATAGCCACGGATAGCGTACCGCAAAGAGTAAGGGACGCAACTTGCGAACTTGCTTTATTGCACCTTACAAAACCGCTGAACCAAAATTACGACCGTGGCGGCGAAACCAAAATTGAAGAAGTCGGACCGATAAAAGTAGAATACTTTTCAAACGCTTCTGTTGAACCTTTTATCCCTATGATTGTTCGTATAATCGGCGGTCTTGGAACGTTGCGCAGTACAATGTCGGGTGAGATAGAAAGAGCGTAAATATGAGTAATGCGGCAAAAGCTGATCTTGCAAAACGCTTACTTGAAACGCACGGTGTGAGCTACGATATAAACAGGCAAACCCAAACCCCAACAACAGCAACCCCGTGGAAAGTTCAAAGCACAGCTACAAGCAACCGTTCTGTGTTCGGCATTTTAGACGACTTCAAACAATCCCAACGCGATGGGGTAGTCGTTAAAAACACCGATAGACGATACCTTGTTGCCGCAAAAGGCGATGACGGTGATTTTGTCCCTGCCGTCGGCGATCAGTTTGTTGACGATACAGACAAATTAGAAATAATAAACGTGCAAATCGTAAGAGCAGGTGCATCGGATGTGTTATATTCTCTACATGTGCGCGTATAATGTCTAATAAGAAAAATGCTGATAAGTTTTCCGTTGAATTGGATCAAGTTTTTGACCAATTAAAAACAGATACGCAAACGTTCAAACGTGTTTTTGCTCTTAATTTACTGTCGCGTATAGTTTACCGGACACCCGTTGATACGGGTCGAGCAAGGGCTAACTGGCAGGTTTCAAATGTTAGTGCAAACACAAACGAGCGTAAGCGATTTAAGAAAAATCAACCGGATTCCGTAGCAAGAGATACGGTTGCGCGTGGACAAAAAAACATTGATAAAAATAAAGAAGGCCAGAGTATTTTTATTGCAAACAACCTGCCATATATCCAACGATTAGAGTCCGGAACGTGGAGCAAACAAGCCCCGCAAGGCATGGTTGCGATTTCAATTGAAGAAGAAGCAACGGCGATTGGTTTAAAGTAAAATGTCTTTATCAACAACATACGATACCATACTTACGCGATTCAAAGCGCAGATGGACACGTTGCGGCCACTTGTTCCAATAGCTTGGCCGAATATGCCATTTGACCCGTTGACAGACTTCAACAGTGCAACGCATCAAGGTTGGGCAAGGATTGCTATACAAGCGGGCGAGCAGAATCAAGCAAGCATTGGCGGTACGAGCAACCGCAGATGGCGGCAAGTAGGAATTATACTTGTCCAAGTTTTCACACCTACAGATGTCGGTGCAAATACGGCAATTGCAATAGCTGACGACGTTGGCACTGCGTTGCGTGGTGTAACTATTTCGGGCGTGGTGTTTAAAGCATCAAGCGTAATACCAATCGGGCGCGAAGATGATGAACCGTTTTATCAAGTGAACATTCAAACTCCGTTTCGCTATGATTTGATGGCGTAACGGGAAGGCAAATCAAAATGGCAGACAGTAATCAGGTACAGGTTTCCACGACAAGGGAAACCACTTGGGGTACAACTCCCGGAAACGACTTTCTGGCCATGCCCATTACAAGTGGGTCTATGGCGTATGGATTGGAAAGCGTGCGTTCGCAAACCGTACGATCGGATGCGCAACTTTCAGACAGTAAGCGCGTTGGGATTACCCCGACAGCAAGTTTTGATTTTGAACTAACAGCACAAACATACGACGATTTTATGCGTTCAGCTATACGTTCGGACGCAGATTGGTCAACCGCCACAAATGTTTCCGGTGCGGCCGACGTTGGTGCAAGTTCGACCGGCTCACCCGTAGTAAATAAATTTACGTCATCAAGCACAAATTTTACGACTAAAAACATTGGCGTAGGCCAGTGGATTTACGTAACGGGTTTTGCCAATCCCGCAAACAACGGTTGGTTTAAAGTCCTCACCGTGAGTTCAACTGAGGTAGTTGTCAATTCTTCTACGCTTGTCACAGAAGCGGCACCGGGAGGGATTAGTATTGTCGGCCAGTACATTTTCGGTGGGAGTACGGAACACAGCTATTCTATACAGCAACAATACCAAGACTTGTCAAATAAATACCACTTAATGACGGGGGCAAGAATAAACAGTTTCAGCTTGTCACAGACCCCGAACGGTATTATCACGGGCAGTCTTGGGTTTGACGGGAAAAACCGTGCGCAAGCAACAAGCAAAGCGGGAAGTCAAACGGTCACTGCGGCCGCATCGGAAGATGTTTCAAGCGAAGTAAGCGGTTTCGGTTCGTTGTGGATAAACAACAGCGTTGTTTCTTATGACATTATGGAACTGTCGCTTAATATTTCAATACCGAACCGACCAGCGAAAGGGTTGGGCTCTTTACAGCGTACTCGCATGCCACAGGGAAGTCCAGAAATTACTGGTTCTATGTCTGTATATCTGGACGGCACTACTTGGGCATTAGATACAGCGTTTGAAGCATTTACAAAACAAATGATGGCGTTCAGTTTAGATATGCAAAACAGCGATAGGTATTTGTTTAACTTACCACAGATTGTTTTCACTTCTGAACCTGCAACGAATCCGGGACTTGATGGCGATATTATGCTTACGTTTGATTTCGCCGCAGAACCTGCAGGGTCGCATGGCAGTGGTGGCGATGAAAAAACGATCGTCATTTCACGGACGCAAACGTAATCCAGATACCCAACATTTAATATCTGGCCAGAGGTGGGTGCGACCGTTGGGGGTTGCACCCATCAACCATTCCCAACAATGGAGAAACGAAAATGGATTTAGCAAAGCACTACCGCACTGACGAAAACAGCGAAGCCGATGGCGTTTGGGTCGATTGGGGCGAGGAAACAAAACTCAAAATCGCACGCATCGGCAACACGCACTACCAGAAAAGGTTTCAAGCTTTATTAAAGCCACACCGACACCTGCGCGACCGTGGTTTATTACCCGATGAAGTGCAGACGGAAATACTCAACAAATGTATTGCAGAAACGATTTTATTGGGTTGGGAAGGCGTCGAGTATGAAGGCGAAAAGCTAAAATACAGCGCGGAAAACGCATTAAAACTTATCAGCGAGCTTAAAGATTTTCGGGAAGATGTACTTACCGTTGCAGGTGAGCAAGCGATATACAGACAAGCAGAAGTCGAGGATAGCTCAAAAAACTCTGCGAAGTCGTCAGATGGCAAATAAAATGGGGCAAGCACGCAGATCGGCTTGAAAAAAAATTAAAGCAGAACAAACAAACAAAAGCCGATAAAATACTGCAAAGCAAACCCGAGCCATTTAGCGATAATGTTTGGATTCTGCAAGCGTTTTATTTGTTGTCTGGAAGTAGGAATTATATAAGCGGTGGTCTTGGCGGTGCATACCCGCAAGCTATACCAATAGATGCAATATTAACATACGCAAACATATACGGACCGCACGATTTAGAAGATTTTGAACGGTTTCATCAAGTAATTACAGCAGTTGATAAAGTGTACGTAGAAGAACAGATAAATACGCTGAACCAACAAGCAAATAAAAAGAGCAAATAAAATGGTAGCGGTTACGGGAATTGCGATTGAGCTACAAGACAGAACCAAACAAAGCGCAAAAAGCGTAGAGCGTAGCTTAAAAAGTATAAAAAAAGCCGCAAAAGAAACAGCGGTTGAAACCGATAAGCTGACATCTGAATTTGACGGTTTAAAAGATGAATTCAAAAAGACGGGAACAAGCGCAAACAAAACGGCGAAGGCATTTAAAAACTTCGATGAGCAACAAAGAAAATTAAAAAAGAATACAAACGATTTGCAGGGTAACGTTAACAAACTCCGTGCGGCGTTTGGGCTTCTTGCTACTTCTGTTATCGTTAAACAATTTGGGGATTTATTAGACGTATCAACGCAAATAAATAATAGACTTAAACTTGTCACCGATGGAACTTTTGCACTGGGTCTTGCACAAGAGCAATTATTTAAGGTGTCGCAAGATAGCAGGGTTGGGTTTGAACAAACAGCGGATTTATATGCAAGGTTGGCGCGTTCTACAGAAGATTTAGGTTTAACGCAAAAGGAACTTGTAGACGTAACAGAAACAATATCACAAGCCATAACAATTTCTGGCGCGTCGGCAGAATCAGCAAATGCCGCATTAATCCAGTTGGGGCAGGGTATTGCTTCTGGGACGTTGCGGGGCGATGAACTTAATTCTGTGTTAGAGCAAACGCCACGACTTGCAGAAGCAATTGCAGACGGTATTGGCGTAGGTATAGGTCAGTTGAGAGAATTAGGTTCGGAAGGAAAAATAACAAGCGAAACAATCATAACAGCAATACAATCGCAACAAGGTGCAGTAAGAACAGAATTCGGTCAAACGTCTGCGACTTTGAGTCAATCATTTACAACCATTAACAATAGTTTGACCAAATTTGTACTTGAACTGGATAAAGCATCAAAAATAAGCGAAACGCTTGCAGGCGTATTAATCCAAGCATCTGAAGCGATTGACGAACTTACAAACGAAAAAAGCCAAACACGCGCAAATATTAGTGCAATAGACACATTATTGACCGATATACCTCTATTTGAACTTTCACGAATATTTACAGCCGCATCTAACCCTAATGTTGCAAATATCGACGTAAACGCAACAACTGACCCTGTTACATTGATTTTTCGTGCTTTGAATGATTTGTTTTTTAAAGAAAGTGAGAAATCAACTAACCTTCTTGAACAGTATATAACAACCATTGAAAAAGAACAAGAAACGCGCAAACAAGCGCAACAAGACTTCAACCGTCTGACGTTTGAACTTGAACAAGAATTCATAGAATTAGACAGAGCAACAGCAAAAGGTTTAGATGATATATTAGACACAATCGGAGAAAAGGTTGATGATTTAGATATACTGCCAACAAGATATAGAGCGGCAGGTTATCAGCCGCGAGGTAATAAGATAGGCGATCTAACACAACCAAACTTTAAAAAGTTTGAAGTCGATGAAAGCGTATTGGGGTTTGCTGACGTAGTTGCTGAAGTAGACGCAGTAATAAACGATTTGAACGGTGGGTTTGATGGGCTATTACAAATACTTAGCAAGACAAACCCAGAACTTTCAAAAACAGTAGGGTCATTTAGAAATATATTTTCTTCTGCTGTGCAGGGCGATTATATAACGGCAACAGCAAATTATTTCGTTTTGTTGTCAGATGTTTTGTTTGATACGGGGAACGAAAGCGACAAATTAGCTCAACGCATGCAGATTTTGAGCGAGCAACTTAGAAGAGCAAACGAAGCGGCAGGTGAGGCCACAACTGCAAGACTTGCCAACCTCCCGCAATTTGCTGAAGTGCGTGAAAGTCTGTTAAAACCATTTGAAGATTTATACGACATTATACGGGAAAGAACATTTGAACCGCAAAGTTTAGCTAATATTGCCGATTTTTATCAAATCGACTTGGAACAGGCAGAAATCCAAGCGGAGATAGAAACGCTTGATCAATTTTTTAGAAGCATCGTGGGTGGGTTCACGGGCATAAGCGAAGAATTTCAACGTGCGTTGCAAATGAGTGGAATCACCGAAGAAAATATTTCACAATACCAGATGCGTATAAGAGATATTTTTTTTGGTGGTGGCAACAACGAAATTGTATTTGAAGAGCTTGGCAGAGCCGCACTTGCGGCCAAAGATGAATTTCAAGGGTTATCAGATTCGCTAAATAATTCAGCGCGTGAAGCGCGCAATTTAAATACAGCCGAACAGGCAGTAACAAGATTGAGGGTGAATGCGCAAGAAATTGCACTGCGCACACAATTATCGGAAGCGTTTAAATTAGCAGGTGGAGACGTATTTGAACAACGTGCGGCATATCAAAGATTTGAAAGACAATTAAAAGGTTTACAGTATGGAACGTCTGGCGCAGGTGGTCAAACTGCAAGCACAGCAAGTTCAAGCGCAAGTGCTGATAATGCCAGCGGAACAAGTGCAACAGTAGACACGACAATAGACGCGAACGTATCTATAGATAAGGCGACGATTTCTGCGGCCGATTTATTTAACATACCTACGACAAATGATTGGATTAATTATTGGTCGATAAATTTGTTGGGAAGAGCAGATAACCAAGATGTCGGCCCAGACAATGTTGCGCAACAAATAATAAATAACACGATACGAAACAGAAGGCGCATATATCCGCAATTTATGTTTATCGTTCCTCGTCCAACGGAATGGGTAAGTTATTGGTCGCGTGATTTATTGCGATACGCAGACAATC